CATCTGAATAAACTTTTCTGCTGTATCACCAACAGATTCTTCAAGAGAAATCATGCCGACTTTATTATCAGTCTTATCTAATAAATCAAGTACAATTTCTTTAATGACTGTAGATTTACCGCTACCAGTACCACTAGTAAACAGAGTAATCTCACCGAAGCGCATACCCTTAGTCTTATCATTGATGCCTGCTAGACAATCAGGATAAGCAACAGACTCAGTAGAACGCCTAGCAAGATACTGTTCCCATACAGGCTCGTGGCCTACTACAATACCAGCAGGACTAAATGGCTGTGCATCCCAGATAACACGCATTACACCATGATGACCTGCAGCAGTATAAAGTTCGCAAGGGTCTTTAGCAGTAGTACTAACTACCTTTACTTTATCTATGCCGATAATATTTGCGGCATCTTTAACTGCTTTCTTTCCTGCTGAGTCATTGTCAAAGAACAATACGACTTCTTCGAATGATCTGATCCATTCTCTTGCTTGCAACAGACTCTTGAGGTTGCTTGCTGACGCAACAGAAATGACAGGATAGATTTTATTATAGTGATCCAACGAGGCTTGTGCAACGGACATCGCATCGAATTCACCTTCAGTGATGACGAGTCGTTTGCCCCCCATTCCAAAGCTTTGACAACCAAAAGGCCAGACATCTTTAAAGTCTCCTACAGTTTTAAATTGTTTAGGTAATGTTCTTACTTTATAGGCAACCAGTTCGTTGTCTTTATAGTAAGGATAGTTAAAAGCAGTGATGTTACGCTCGCTATCATATGTAGCTCTAACACCATAATGCTCTGAAATAGTTTTAGTAATGCCTCGTTCTTGACAACCACGATAGTCACCTAACTGAGACTCAAATAATTCTAGACTTGTAATTTGAGGTGCTGCAACAGCCATGTCCTCTTCCTCTTCTATATTCTTTTCATAATGATTACAAACAAAACAATACCCATGCCCATCATCGTACATAGCAAAGCCATCTGACGAGGGACAAGCAGGGCATTTAGTCTTACCAATTTCTTTACTTTCCGTATAATCGCTCTTCTTTGGCATATCGATTATCCCTTCTCTTCTGCCGTGTCTTACTAGACTTAGTAATATTCTTTCGTCTTTCTTCTTTAGTAGTCAACCAATCAACTAAGTATTCATCATAGTCAGTTACCTCTGGTTCTGCTTTCTTTCCATTGATAACTTGTTGTGGTGGTACTTTATTATACATTGGATTTCGCATTATATTCCTCAATAAACGCTTTAGTTAACATCCATTTCTCACTACCAAGTGTCTTATTATAGTAAACCTTTTCACCGTTTTCATCTACGGTAGTAAGTGCCGCTAATTTAATTTGCCAAACTATTTCAAGATAGTTTAAACCAGACTTATCGGGTGCTTCAGCTAAGATAAGATAGTCAAATTCCTCAGGGTTATCCGAGACCTTCTGAGCAGTATCTACACCAGAAGAACTATATGTTTTCCAGTTAGACTGTCTTACTCGTTTACCTTTACTGTAGTTCCAATATGATTTCTTACCAATATACTTCTTTCCAGTAGCCTTTTCGGTAATCATATAGACAAACCCTTCTTTCTCATAAGGATTAATGCCTTCTAAGTTGTCTAGTAGTTCCCATTGACCATGCGGTTTTGCATCTGCCCCTGTAGCTTGCCAAGCTTTCTGGTCAAAGGCTACACACACAGTACCGCCTTTAGGATTTACCCATACAGTAAGGTCGCCTTCCCAACCCTTCTTTAACTTAAGCTTTGTTCTGATATTAGACTTACATCTAATCTCACCGTGTTCCTCAGTAAGGATGCCGACCCAACCGCCAGCATCTACTTTAGTCACTTCTTTAATGATCACATCTTCATATCGTTGATGATCTTGTGACATAGTCCTCTCCTATATCTCAAAGAAGTCATTCTCGCTACGCAAGATATGAATTCCGTTTGCTGTTTCAAGTAGCTTTTCTTTCCAGTCTACTATCCCATACTTAGCTCTGTAAGCGGCTAATACTCTTTGCTTACGTCTACCCATAGGCACACTTGCAAGCATCTTCTCTGCTTTCTTTGGTCCTACTTTAGGTAGTCCAGGAAGGTTATCCGTTGGATCACCTTTAAGCATCTGAAGCCAATACAATAAGTCTGCACTATCTATATCAATCTCATAGAACTCTTGCTTGCGAGGATTGTAGTGCTTTCCTGGAATACAATCAAGGTCTTTGTCGATATGTACAACAGTAAATTCTTTATTAAGACTTGCACATTCAGTTGCCTTGATTCTCACCATATCATCGGCTTCCATACCATGAGCTGGTATAGCTAAGCCCTCATCAATGATACGCTCCATAAGCGGTCTAAACAAGTTAGCATCTTCAGGCGGTTCTTTACGATTGGCTTTATAGTCAGGGCAAAGCTTGTATCTGAAGTTATCTTTACCTCCACAGTAAACAAAGTTTTCATCAGCCCAAATAGGGTCTATCCAGTGTTTACTAGCCACTGTTAAATAGTTCTTGTATGCTGTATCAAGGTCTGGTTGTTGCCAAGCACATTGATATATACAGCTATCTGCATCAATAATACCTATCATTGGTAGCTACTCCACTTATCATACCAAGCATCTTCAAGTAGGCATACGATATCTTCTTGTGTTTCAAGAGGAAGTTTATCTCTATGCTCTAACATAGTCTGTATAAAGTCTCCTGCATTAGCGCAAGCTCCAATTATATTATTAGCTTCAGCCCAGAACTCATCTTCGAGTCCTATAAGGTGGTTCTTTAACTTACCCATAATGTGTCCTTTCTAGTGTACGTCTGCATAGCAGTTACCAATGACACCATCGCCATCCATACACTGTACATTGAATTGTTTAGGTGCTTCACGGAATGCCTCAACGCATATTTCTTTTACCCGTTCAGCGTGTTCTTCTTTAACTACCCATGCCATTTCATCGTGATAGAATATGACAGGATATGCATCTAAGTTCTCATAAGCTATTGTTTCCATTGCATAACCAACAGCCGCCTTACAGGTAATAGCTTCAGCACTTTGCAATAGATAGTTAAGTGCTTGGTGTCCTGACTCTACATAGACTCTGCGTCCATCAAGACCAGGAATAAAGGCTTTACCATAGCCTGATTTGGTTTGATTAAATATCTCATCTAACTTAGACTTTATCTTACCCAATCCAGGAATTGCCGATTGATACTTTCGTTTACTGGTATCTCCAGCAGTAGCATCAGGTTTACCTGTTAAGATAGTACCAAGCTTCTTCGCCCCTCCACCGAATAGATAAGCATAAAGCCAGCGTTTCGCATCTCCTCTGGAAGAACCCAAGATGTTTGCGTTATAGGAATGTATATCACCACTTATTACCTCCTTAGTGAAGTCCTCGTCACCAATGTAGTGACATAATGCTCTCATCTGATTACCAGCTGAGTCAGCACCAACTACCTTGTATCCTTCCTCACAGATAAAGAGACTACGCATCTCTTTACCCCATGCGGCATCAACACTAGGTAGGTTAGTAATTACTTCGTGTCTTGCTCTGAACGTAGGTGTACCGATAACCCACATTCTTCCATGTAGCCTGTTTCCCTTACACGCCTTAAGCCAGCCTTCGAGTATAGACCTTCTCGATCTTGTTGTATAGTATCGGTCAATATCTCTTCCGACATCTCCAAGTAATTCAAGAGATGTTGTAGTGAGCTTCGGGCTTGTCTTAATGAATTCAAATCCCTGCTTCTTGTAGTTCCAATCATCGGGTTTCCATCCTATACTAAACAGATATTCTTTAACCTCTTCCATGTTACCAAGTGTAACTTGAGTAGTGTAGCTACGTTGGAACTCTTGTTGTGGATCCCAGTCGTCTACTTCAGGTTCATAGCCCAGATACTCAGTAAGAAGTCTACGTGTTACAGCAGTAAAGTCACCTTTCTTAGTGTACTTAGCTAGCTTAGGTTGCTTATCAACATAGATAGTCATCTCAGGTAACTTTGGGTGTACTCTAGACTCAATAGCTTCCATTTCAATGCACATCTCTTTATGCAGCTTGTTGGCAGCTTCAACATCAAACAGCCAACCTTTCATTCTCACTTTGGCTTCGAATAATGCGGCATCATGTTCTGCTCTCAAGCCAGCGGCAATAAGAGGTTTCTTAGCTGATTGGTCTTTGAATTCTTTCATTAGGATTTCATAGACCTTTGTATTGAGTTCAACGTCTCTAACACAGTATGTTAACATCTCTTCTGAGAACTTATCCCATTCATTGAACTCTAGCTTAGAATAATTAAGGTGTTCACCCCAACCAGCCAAGCCATGCTTGTGTCCTCGTTTATAGTTGAGGACTTGACTCATAATCCATGTATCATATATCTTTTTATTCTGATATAAATCAATATCATACAACTGATTGAGTACTGCTATGTCATAACCAATTATGTTATGCCCTATCAAAGCGTCTGCTTGTTGCAGAAAAGCAAGACCAGACTGTAAATCATCTGGTCTCCACTTGTACACTTTCTTTGTGTCTACATCTTGAGCTACGATACACCACACCTTTGTGGCTTCAATACCGTCTGTCTCGATGTCAAATACAAGTTTCATTCTTCGTCCTTTCCGTTTGCACAATATGGACAGACAAACTCATCACTGAGAAAGTCCAATGCCCCCTCCTTAAAGGGCGTTTTACATTCATCACAAAGCCTAACTGTTCTATGCATATTTATGAAGCTCAGTTGGTCTATGTTTGGTAAGCCATCGCCTCCCTTCATCGGATAATCCTTCCTTATATCTAAGATACTGAGTAGCGATGTGATTGCAATTGGGATATCCACAGAATCTTTCTCCATCTTTAAATTGACTACAAGGTCTACCTAGCGAGTCTTTATTATTACATTTTACTATTGTCATCATAGTCTACCATAGCTATTACAATTTGTTTACCATCTATATGACAAGATATCCATGCACAACTAAACATAATTACTTTAAATGGCGTTGCTAGAAATGACCGTATGCTATTCATATACCTCATAGTATACATCTCCATTTTCCCTTATCTTTGTGTCCTCATAAGGGGCTACAAAGCGTCTGTAGAATTCCATGTTAGCACCTGTCAGCGCACCCATAACATCATTACAGTATTGATAGTTTAACTGGTTCTCCATCAAGAACTCATGTATAGCAAGAGCAATTACATATTGTAATTCTCCTGCTGTTCTAGGTGGGCTATTTTTAAGTGCATCATCAACCCACATAAAGCGTGTACGGTCTTCTTCTTTAATATAAGGCATCTCTATTCCTTTCTAGAGTTCGCTTGAGTCTTCATTCCAGTTTTCATTATCTAGTAGGTCAGCAACATAAGCAACTTCTTTACTATCGATGCTTCCCATCAGGTTATAGCAAGCGTTATGTTCATAGTATTGCAAGCTGATATCATCGCATTTATTAGTTGCCATAATATCATGGAATACTTTAGTTGCTTCATTAAGACTTTTAGTGTATGTATCAAAACGTAATTTCATTCTAGTTCTCCTCAATAATAGTATACAATTGCATCAAGACATTCTTCAAGAGTAAAATACTTTTCTGTATAAATACTTTCGTAGAATGGATGTATAAGGTCGTTTTCACCTGCCCATAAGATAATTATCTTATTCTTCATATGGGCAAACATAAGTTCCATAGAAGTACCTGTACCCCTACCGCTATCTCGCCTGACATCAGCAAGCACTACAGTACTATTAGCTATGTCTTGCATGTCCATCTTAAAGATGCGTCTGCAAGTACTTTGTACTGGTGTTTGTGTTTCCTCAAGATATAACTCATCATGGAAACTTACTCGTCTAGTTGGGTCTAAGCAGTTAATACCCAAGCTATCCAAAGTATTCGATGCCTGAGTCCTCCACCGTTTCATTCTTAGTTTTGTGCAGTCCTCCATCGGTCCTGCTAGGTAAACGTAATTCTTCATCACGCTCTTTCCTTTCTGCCTCTATTATAAATAGTTTTATTTGTTCTAACTGTTTGATAAGAAACAAATAATTAGTATGATCCGATACACCTCTTACAGTGGCTTCAGACCAATAATCAATTACATCTTGCAAGTCGCTAATGACTGGTTGCAAGCTCTTTCTCAACGTCTGTGACTGCACTTTCCAATTGCTCCCTTAAGCTTGATTCAATTCCTAAGTTACCATCTTCATCTACAACTAATAGCTCTGCTTCCATTGATTCAAAACAGATACCAGAGAATTGTAAGAAGAAGAACATATATGCTTCATGTTCCATCAAGTCTTTAAGCCTATGACCGCCTATAGCAGTCCAAAGAGCAACTATACCCATTTCGAGTAATAGTTGCCCATTGTTTTCTAGCTCGACTTCAATTTTCTTATCAGCAAGTCTTGTACTAAAGTCGATTATCTCAGCCATTAAAAGTCTACCGCAGCACCTTCTGTTGGTGCAGAACCTTCTACAACATCGAAGTCAGTTCCGCTATTCGGTTGATATAATTTAAGATCCACTACTTGTACTTTGGATAGCATTGAGGCTACACCTTTACGTCCAGCTGTATCATATGGATACTGGAATAGCATGATATTACCTACAGATCCGTTACCAATATTGATACTACTAATTGGTTGTTTATTACCATCAACTACTTCTGGCGGTGTATTCTTTGAGCCATCACGTTTAACAACTTTACGCTTAAGGTTTGCCTTCCAGTAATCACCTTGTTCATCTTCCTCTTTCTTCATGGTGATGTAGTATTTCTCTTGCATTTCTTTTGCAGCAGCTTTATCTCGTGTTCTGATCTGCACATCCCATTGCATAGTACCAAAAGGTGACTTAGGACTTTCTGGGTTCAGGTTAGGGTAGTGTAGTTCAACATCACGGATAATGACAGTACGTGCTTCTTTAATCATCTTTATATTCCTCTAATTTAATTTCATTTTGACAACAGTAACAGTATAGCCTCCCAAGCTCTGCTAAAGCTTGAGAGACGTATTGTTTGTTCTTACAGTGTTTACAAGTTATTTCCTTTCCTGTAGGCATCAATAGCCTCCTTGACTATTTCATTTATTTCTTCGGGCTTAGCTCCTTGACCCACCATCAGGTGTGTGGTGTACCAGAGTACCTTGCCTAGCTCTTGAGTCTTGGTATCTTTCTTACCGTATCTCATAAGATACTTGTAGATCTGACCCATCAAGTGTGACTCAACGCCTACAAAGTCTTTTAGTAGATAGACCATCAAGTTCATGTATTGAAAGCCTGGAACTACATCTTTGTAGTGTTTAGGACTAACTGCTTTCTTCATCCCAATATCCTTCCTCGATACTACGTTTAATTACTGCAGTAAACCCTTCTTGTATGAGAGCTTGCTGCACTTCAGGTGAAATAGAGAGGTGTAATATAGCACCCCCATCGTCTGTATCTTCATAGCTAAGTATTGTTATTTTTTCGTTCATTGTTTAAACCTGTGCTTAAAGAATACTATTGTGTTAAGACCTGTATTGATAGTTACCATAGCAAGTAACCACCAATGAGTCCATGAGTCTAACCATTCCATTACTTTATCTCATATGCTTCCATTATCTCTTCGTTTCTTAGGTCAATCTCCTGTTCATTTGTATATGACCCTTCCCAGAAGTTATCATATGCATCTTGTTCAGTTTCACCTTCGACTTCATACTGAGTAACAAGCTCAGTTACTGTTACGACATACCATCGCTTAGTCATCGTTTAGTTCCTTTCCTTCTACTACAAATCTATCTACAGTCCACTCACCATAAGGCTCTGTTGCCAGTCCTGCATGGTAGTTTGTATGTGCCTCTTCAAGACTATTGGCTTCTACCTGTACGCAATAGCCTATTGACTCACTGATTAATAGCTCGTATGTACGCATTTACTACGTCCTTTCCGACCTTCTCGGTCATTTCAATGTATAGTTCATTCATCTTATCCGACAAAGAATTAGCCTCATCATGTAAGCTATTTATTTTCTCTTCAAATAGCTCATCGTCCTCTATAGAGTCTAGCATAGAGAAAGCATCAAGAGAACACTCCCAAGCCTCCTCTAGTCTAAGGTAGTCTCTTACCTTTACGTCTTCTACTTGGCTCTTGAACCAGTTATCGAAAGACATATAGTTCTTAGAGACACTTTCATTGTAGAGTTGTCTCAGTTGTGATAGCATAACTACTTCCACTTCTTTACTGTGTCTTTAAACTCTTCCATCATACGATACGCTGTAGGTACTGCATTGGTAAGTCTCAAGATCCTATCTCTGTGTAACTCGTAGTGCTTACTGTAGATGTTGTAGTCAATTATGTCATTTGTCATTTCAGAAGGGTTCTTGACAAAGAGAGTAACACGTCTATCCAGAGGATGATATGCCCAAATAGCACTCTTGGTCTCGTAGGCTACTCCTCCATCATCAGTAATCCTCTTTACTTCTTCATAAGTTCTGATCATGTAGTTGGCTTGCTTGTGGTTAATCACTTTACGCATTGTTTAGTTCC